AAGCCGGGTCAGTCACAGTTCACCACTTCGCATAAAAACCACGGTTCCTCCTGAGCGGGTGCCTCTGCTGTACGGGGGCGCAGAGCCTCGATTTCGCGCTATTTATGGCTCTTTTTAAGCGGGGCGGTTTCCGGTTCCGGTTAAGCACATCAAAGGTTTTCCATGGCAACCCAAACAGAAGTGGCAGAGCACCTGGACATCACTGATCGCCAGGTGCGCAACCTGCTGCAAAGCGGCGTGTTGCCTGGTGTTAAAGGACGTGGCGCTTATAACCTGGATGACTGTCGACTGGCGTATATCCGCTACATGCGTGGGCAGCTGGCAGGGCAGGTTGATGCGCCGGAATCCGATGAAGATTCGATTGATCCGCTCCTTGAGCATAAGCGGGAGCAAGAAGAGTACCTGCTGACACGCGAGCGCCGTATTGGGCAGCAGCAGAAAAACGAGATTGCCGCGCGCAAAGTTGTGCCCAGCGAGTTCGCCATATTCAGTCTATCGAAGCTCGCAGCCGAGATTGCCGCGATACTCGACACCTTGCCACTGACCATGAAGCGCAAGCACCCCGATCTGGAAGCACGGCATTTGGACACCTTGAGTCGTGAGCTTGCCAGGGCGCGCAACCAGGCCGCAGGACTTCACGAAACAATCCCAGAGCACCTTGATGAATACCACGACACCCTCCGAGCTGGCTGATGATTTTGTTACGTCGCTGCAAGGGGCTGAGTGGGCCAAGACCGTGCGACAGGGGCTGTTGGGGCTGTATCGGCCAGAGCCGCTAACCGCTGTTGAGTGGGCAGACAAAAACTTCTACCTATCATCCGAGTCGAGCTACCACGAGGGTCGCTGGACAACGTTGCCTTTTCAGGTAGCCATCCTGAACAGCATGGGCAATGACGAAGTGCGCACCGTCAACGTCGTGAAGTCGGCGCGCCTTGGTTATACCAAAATGCTGCTGGCTGCAGCGGGTTACCTGCTGGAGCACAAAAAACGCAATATCTTGACGTTCTCGCCAACGGATACCGATGCCGAGAGCTTCATGAAAACGCACCTTGAAACCATGGTGCGTGACGTGCCTACCGTTCTGGATCTGGCGCCCTGGCATGGCATGAAGCACCGCGACAATACGCTATCGGCCAAGCGGTTTTCCAATGGCAAGCAGGTCTTTGTTCATGGCGGTAAAGCCGCTCGCAATTACCGCGAAAAATCTGTTGATGTCGTTATCTATGATGAGTTGGCGGCATTTGATCAGGATATTGAGAAAGAAGGCTCGCCAACAACGCTGGGTGATAAGCGCCTGGAGGGCTCTACGTTCCCGAAGTCAATTCGAGGATCTACGCCCAAAGTGCGCGGGCAATGCCAGATCGAGGCCGCTGCAGAAGAGTCACCGCATAAGCTGCACTTTAATGTCCCTTGCCCGCACTGTGGCGAGCACCAGGTACTGAAGTGGGGCGGCCCGGATACGGAGTTTGGCATCAAGTGGGATCCAGGTAAGCCCGAAACGGCTTTCTATCAGTGCGAGCACAATGGCTGCGTCATCCTCCAGCACGAACTTCAGGATGAAAGTCGACCGCATGGCGCCAAGGATGGCCAGTGGGTTTGTGAAGATACCGGCATATCAACGCGAGATGGTATCGACTGGCTGGACAGCGAAGGCGAGCCAATGCCGACGCCTGAAAGCGTGACCTTTTTTCTCTGGACAGTGCTCAGCCCTTTCACGACATGGGAGCGCATTGTTCGTGACTTCCTCAAGTCAAAGGACAGCCCCAGCAAGCTCAAGACATTTGTGAACACAACGTTAGGCGAAACCTGGGAAGACGAGCTGGGTGAAAAGCTTGAATGGGAAGCCATCTTTGGGCGCCGCGAGGTGTTTGACCGTGTGCCTGAGGCAGTGGTGGCGCTAACTGGCGGCATTGATACGCAAGACGATCGCTATGAAGCGCGCGTCTGGGGGTGGGGGGCTGATGAAGAATGCTGGCTGGTAGATCGCTGGATTCTGTACGGCGACCCGGCAGGCCCTGAGCTCAAGCGCAAAGTGGCGCAGAAGCTACACCAGAGCTACCGCAAGCAGAGCGGCGAAGCGATGGCGGTTACCCGCTGGGGCTGGGACTCCGGTGGCCACTACACCGATGAAGTTTATGAGCAGAGCAAGCAGCACGGACTGCTGTGGGTGATCCCGACAAAAGGCGCAAGCCAATACGGCAAGCCGATTGCTAACCTTCCGCGCAAGCGTTCAGCCAAAGGCGTATTTCTTACCGAGGTTGGCACGGACAACGCCAAAGAGCTGATCTACAACCGGCTCAAGATCCAGCCGCAGCCAGGCAAGGCTGTTTCCGGATGCATCCACTTGCCAGCAAACGACGAGATCTGTGACGAGGATGAGGTCAAGCAGCTAACGGCCGAAATCAAGATGGCAAAGATTGAGCGCGGGCGCCGTGTCTACCGCTGGGAATCTGGCGGACGACGTAATGAAGCGCTGGACTGCTTTGTCTACGCCCTGGCTGCGCTGCGCATTTCTCAGCAGCGGTTTGGCCTGGATCTGGACGATGGCCCAGCGCCTGAAAGCCAGCCTGCACCGAATAACCCTACACCCAAGCCAGCGCCGCCACCGGCTTACCCAGCAGGCGGCGGCTGGTTGCAGACTGATGGAGGCTGGATGTGACCACTACCGCCCAACAGATGATCGACTATTACACCCAAGCAGAGATTGCAGCACTTGAGGGCCGGCAGTTCATGTTCAACGGTCGTCAGGTGATGCTGCAAGACCTGGGCGCTATCCGCGCTGGACGCCGTGAGTGGGAAGTCAAGCTGCGTCAGCAAACGCTGTCCAGCCAGGGCCAACCCGGCTTTGCCCTTACCGATTTTCGATAAGAGATCCCTATGAACCTGATCGACCGCATTGCATCCAGCGTTGCACCCAGCTGGGCGCTCAAGCGTCAGGTGGCGAGGCATTCGCTGCAGGCGTATGAAGCTGCGCGCCCGAATCGAAACCACAAGGCTATGCGCCAACCTCGCAGCGGCGATCTGTCTGTTCAACTGGCTGGCAAGTCGTTACGCGAGCAAGCCCGGTGGCTCGATGAGAATCACGACCTGGTAACGGGCATCTTCGACCGGCTCGAAGAGCGGGTGATCGGCGCGCATGGCATCGGCGTTGAGCCAATGCCCCTGGATAACCAGGGCGAAATAATGACCGACTTTGCCGCCGAGATCAAAGCCGCCTGGGCTGAATGGTCGCTGGCGCCTGAAACCTCTGGCGAGTTGACTCGGCCACAAATGGAGCGGCTGGTTTGCCGTAGTTGGTTGCGTGATGGCGAAGTGCTGGCGCAGACGATACAGGGTCGCGTGCCACTGTATGAGCACCTGACGGAAGTGCCTTTTGCCCTGGAGCTTTTAGAAGCTGACTACTTACCGCTCGACTATGACGACCCAGCCAACAACGTGTACGCCGGTGTTGAGCGCAACACCTGGCGTCGCCTGCGTGGGTATCACGTCTACAAGAATCACCCTGGCGACACGCGCATGTACACCACCAAGGGCGCGCTCAAGTTTGTGCCGGCGGAAAGCATGATTCACCTGGCGCACCGCAAGCGCATCGGGCAAAGCCGCGGCGTCACAATCCTGCATTCCGTGTTGCGCCGACTTGCTGACCTGAAGGACTACGAGGAAAGCGAGCGGGTCGCTGCACGCCTGGCCGCTGCACTGACCATGTACATCAAGAAGGGCGACCCAGCCCTTTACGGCACTGGCGGCGGCACTGATCAAGGTAATCGCACGATTCCGGTTGCACCCGGCATGGTATTTGACGGGCTTCAGCCAGGTGAAGACGTGGGCATGATTGAAAGCAATCGCCCAAGTTCTCTGCTTGAAGGGTTCCGCAATGCCATGGTGCGCGCGGTGGCGAGTGGTACGCGCGGCGGTTACTCAACATGGAGTCGCGACTATAACGGCTCTTATTCAGCGCAACGCCAGGAACTTGTGGAAGCGCAGCTCGGCTACAACTTATTGCAGCGTGAGTTTATCGACACATTTTCCCGGCGCGTTTACCGCGACTGGCTGCGT